AACCACTCGGAGTTTTTACGATTGTTCCATGCTGTGTGATAAATTCCTCTGCTTCTTTCCAACGTGCGTATGCCTGACAATATCCTGCAAAAGCAGCCATATCGATTTCCGTTAGGATACCGAGTTGCTCCAACTGCTTACTCATACGCTTCCATTCCTTCTTTGCTTCCTCTTCAAGCCATGAAGGACAACGGGGAGCCTTCTTTTCCGGCTTTGGTTCGGCCGTGTTAAGGCTACGCTTGCCCGGATTGCCCTCAAGCACCTTGATTGCCGTTGGCTTCGGTTTTCTTCCTCTCTGCGCCATTGTCCTCACCTCCGTTTCATGGCAACAAAAAAAGGACTCCCGTGGGAATCCCTTATCGTGTAAATCTTAGTTATATTCGTTCAGTAAAATGCATAATGCCAACTTGGTTGCTTCGTCTTTCGGCTCTACATCCCAACCTCTGTCGTAATTGCAGGTCGTAACTCCGCCCTTCTGAATCATCAGCTTTGAAATTCTGCCGCCGTTGATTCCGTACTCGCTGGGTTCGTCATACACCTTTGCCCAATAATGGCAAATGTCCTCCACCTTACCGTCTTTCATATTTCCGATTGAGCCTTCTTTAAACATAATGTACATCCTCCTTTTCTTTTGGTAGGTACATATTCGCTCTAAAAGGCAGATATATCCAGTAATATCTGCCCTTCAATCCTACCAATATTTAGAGGTACTTTTTGTGTATATTAGCACTCGCCCGTCAGGATGAATTTGCCGTATGCCTCCCTATTTTCTTCAATGAAAATCACAAGTTCAAAGAAGTGCATTTCATTCGCAATCACCTGAACCACGTTGCTGTCGAGCATATTGGTGCGTCCTGTGTCTCTTACGGCAAGTATCTGTTCTTTAATTTTCTCCGTCATCGTCCACCTCGTTACTATTGTCAACATATACCTCTTCACAATCACAACTAAGCAATTGTTCTCCACAAACCGGGCATCGTTCTGCATCGCAGTTCCAATGGTGGAAAAATCCCACCTTGGCTCCGCAGTCATGACAACGACTCCCTTCTTCCATTTCTCCAAACAAATCTTCTGCTGTTCCGCATCGGATTCTCGGATAAATCTTGCCGCCTATATGTATTTCTTCAACTCCACATCCATCTGCGGTTAGCATCTCTCTACTGCAACATTGACACTTTGCCATATTCTTTCCTCCTATAATTTTCTGTTATGAACATCCACGACCACCGCATTATGCTCTTTGGCAAAATCCCTAAGTCCCTTAAGCATCGTGCTGTTTCTCGCAAGGTCACTGAACTTCTCTGCTACAATTCCATCCACTACTTCTAACTCAATCAGCTGTTTGGCTTCGTTGAATGCAAGGATTCTCGTGCCTTTATCCAAAGCTGTTATGGTATGTGCAACTTCATATCCTTGTTCCTTACAGAACGCTTCCAAGCGAGCCTTCTGCTTTGCCAATGCCTCTTCCGGGTTCTCCACCCTTCCAACTCTACAATATGTGGCTACCTTCATGCCTCTTCCCTCCCTTCTGTGATTTTTCTGCATCGGTCTTCTCCATAAACAACATGGAGTCCGCTACCGTTGTCCCAATTGACCATTATCGAACCTGTATCATCCACTCCTCGGACCGTACCCTTCGTTCCAATAGGAGGTGCCTGTATATCATCCATCCGTTCAAGAACAACTCTTGTTCCTTGAGGGTACTCTGCTCGTACCCTCTCCACTTCTTCTCTGCTCGGAAATCTCATTCTATTCATAAAAGTATCCAACCTCCTTCAGTAAATGTTTTCCGACCCGCTTTCCAACACTATCGTAAAGTGCTTGCTGAAGCACCGTCTGCTCGAAACCAAATCGGCAATAACCTTCAAGGCAGGTGTCGTAGTAATACTTTGTGGGGCATCCAAGCGCTCTGTCTTCATGCATGATGTAAACAATGGCTTCCACCTTACCCAAATCCTCACCTTTGTGGATTCCCTTCATTTCTACCGCCATTTCCTTTTTATAGTAAAAGGTAGGGCATCCTTCATAGCGGTCTAGGTACATCTCATCCCGATTGCTGATTTTCCAAACCAAAACCGGAACCTTGCTGCCAACCTTCGGCTCAATGGTAAGGTAACTTCCCGATTGGCTTCCCTTAAAAAGAAGTTGGTAGTTTTCAATTTCTGCCGTCCCGACATAAACTGCATCGGGGCATCTCTGTGCCATTTGTGCTACGGAAAGGTTGCTTCCGTATGCTAAGTAATATTTTTCCATATTCTGTCCATCCTTTCTGAAGGGTATTCCCTCCTACCACCTTAAGACCGCCGAAGCGGTCGGTGGGCCTCAAAGCTGAGGCCTTCAAGCAACTCGTCCGTGTCTGAAGGCTGTGTCTCCTTCAAGGTTCTTTGTAAGGATTTCTCTTGCTGTTTCAAATTCCTCTCCGATGAATCCGAGGCGTAAAAGCCATGTTCTCATTGCGTATTTTGGATTCTCAACCTGCGGTTGCTTCGGGCTTGCACTCGATACCGTTTTTGCCATTTGGCTCAGTGCGAGGCAAAGCTGTATGTAACTCTTTAATTCTCCTGCGTGCAATCCGCCAAGTCTGCCGTTTCCCTTGTTTGCAAATTGGAAGCACCGGAATTCAATGGTTCCGTGTGTAAAGCAAGCGTGGTAATTCAGCATTCTGTAGCGTGAATCGTTGTAATGTGCGTTTCTGCTTCCCCAAACCCCTTCGTACCAAATGTCTGCAAGCTGTTCCATACTTCTTGGCTTTCTGCGGTTCAATCTCGAAAGGAAGGAAGGGTCAACCGTGTTGCAGTAGCGGTTAATTCTGCCCCGGTCAAGTCTCATTGCGGAAATCAAAAGGTTTTCGTGGCTTGCCATAATGTTGGCGAGGTTTCGAAGCGTTTTTGCGTTGTGCTGTCCGAGTCCGATGTGAATGTGTACTCCGCACATGTGGGCCGGGTCACTCTTTGCTCCGTTGTGCCGAAGCTGTCTGATGATTTCCTGCAAGTCTGGAATGTCATCGTAGGTTAAAATCGGGGTTCCAAGTTCCGCTTTCTCGCTATCGCAAGATGCCTGAATGCTTACGTCCCTTGTTATTTTCCACTCTCTGCCTCTATTGTCTTTGCATCCCCAAGCGTCGTATCCGCCTCCGATGTATCTTACCGTTTCTTCGGTGTGGAAAAATGCGGCAATGGTTCTTGTTGCCTTTTCTCTTGTGATGTTGTACATTTCAACCTCAACTCCGATGGTCTGCTTCTTCATTTCTTCAATCTGGTTTCTTGTCTTTTCGTTCATTTTATGTCCCTTCCTTTTTGGTTTTCTTCCCTTTCGGTAGGTACATATTCGCTCTAAAAGTACATTATATCCAGTTAATTATGAGTCGTAATGTACACAAACATTATGACTGCAAATTGTGTATTTTATGGCAAAAGTCACCCCTGTTATTCGGTTGCAATTGTTGTCTTATTGCTGTATTTCTCTTTCCATTTTTCCTTGTCAGCTTCGGTTCGAAATGCTGTATGACCTTTGAGTTTGGAAAGCAGGAGGTTTCTAACCTCCTTACCATCTTTGCCGTCAAAGCCAAGTCTTACAAGCCAAATTCTCATGTAGTATTTTTCATTTTCCTCGATAGTTTCCTTGGGACTAATGCGTTTTTGCTCCTTGGAGGCTTTTACCATGGCAGCCACCAATTCACAATATGCCCTGCCGGAATCCGCACTCAAAGGGAACCCGTCAAAACAAATCTTATCCCCTTTAAACCCTAATCCGATGGGCTCTTCTTCTGAAATGATTTCCATTACCTTCTCTAGGGTAGGTTCCACTTCTGCTTCAAGTTTCGCGACCAACGTATAAGGAATCTTAAAAACCTGCGTTCCTACCGCTTTTTCTAAAAGGTACTGCTTGCTATGAATCATACAAATGAGGTTTTTTAATGCCCCCGATGTCAACCCGTCAAGCGGAAGTGCTATATTCAATTTGTCACTTTCCTCTTGTGCAAGGCCTCTTTCAATCAATTCATTCTGCATCCTTGTTCCCTCTTCTTCGGAATCCGTATCTACGTTGCCATCCCGGTCCACTGTAAAACAACCCACTTCATAGTTGAAAGTAGGTGGACCTAGGTATTTTGCCCTCACACCCAATACTTCTTCCATTGCCTTTACTACATTCTTTCGATTCTCTACCGCTGTTTTAAATCTCATATGTAATTCCCTCCATTCTTTTTTGGTACTACATACATCACTCTAAATGAAGGGAATAGCAAGTTATTTATTCATTATAATCCGTTTCAGCTAATAAGTTCTGATATGAAATTTTCATATTATTACGGATAACAAACACGTCCTCCGCAGAACCTTTCATCTCCATATAACGGTTGACAATTACATCCACGAACTTCTCATCCAGTTCCACACCATAGCAGATACGTCCCGTCTGCTCACAGGCCATAAGGGTGGAGCCGGAACCGAGGAACGGGTCCAGAACCACGCAGCCCATCATGGACGAGTTCTGAATCGGATATGCCATCAGGGCAATCGGCTTCATGGTTGGATGGTCTTTACTCGCTTTCGGACGGTCATACTCCCAAATGGTAGTCTGCTTTCTGTCCGAATACCACAGATGTTTGCCACCTTTTTTCCAACCAAAGAGACAGGGCTCGTGAATCCACTGATAAGGACTGCGCCCAAGCACCAGAGCATTCTTTTTCCAAATGCAACAACCGGATAACTTAAACCCGGCATTGGCAAATGCCTTACGGAAATTAAGTCCCTCCGTATCTGCGTGGAAAATATAAATGGAGGCATCCGCCTCCATGTTCTGTTCCATATTTACAAAGGCAGCAAAGAGGAACTTGTAGAAATCCTCATCTGCCATATTGTCATTTTTAATCTTCCCGGCTGTCTCTTCCACATTTACATTGTAAGGGGGATCGGTCAGGACTAGGTTTGCCTTCTTACCTTCCATAAGTACATTGTAAGTTTCCGGCAAAATGGAATCACCGCAGATGACACGATGCTTGCCAAGAATCCACACATCACCCATTTGAGCAACGGTCGGTTTCTTCAGTTCCGCTTCCACATCGAAGTCATCTTCCTCAATCTTCTTATCATGTACCTTTGAGAACAACTGCTCTATCTCCGGTGGTTCGAAACCTGTCGTTCCCACATCAAAGTTGGAATTCTGCAAATCCTCAATCAAATCTGCCAACAGTTCCTGATTCCACTCGCCCGTAATTTTGTTAAGGGCAATGTTTAATGCCTTCTCCTGTGTTTTGTCTACATCCACAATCGCACACGGCACTTCCGTGTATCCAAGTGAAGCTGCCACCGTTACCCTCTGGTGTCCACCGATAATCGTCATATCGGAATTAACCACAACGGGGTCTGCGAAACCAAACTCCACAATGGAACTTTTGATTTTTTCATATTCCTTATCCCCCGGCTTCAATTTCTTACGGGGATTGTACTCTGCCGGATTCAAGTCCTTAATTGGCAGCACGGCTAACTTTGCTGTTTTCATCTTCTACCTCCCAAAATCTTGCTTTGATATAACATTCGTGACTACAATACTTCCGTGTCTGGTTTCCGTAGCTTAAGAACTCCTTACCGCATCTGGTACACACGCAAGGATACAATGCTGTTTCCCTCTGTGTCCTTTTCTCCGGATGACCTCTCCACCATTCCCTTCTGCAATCTGCTGAGCAGAACTTCCTCGGCCTCCCGGTATCCGGTTGTTTGATTTCCTTTCCACAATACAGACACGCTTTCCCAAGCATCACCTGTTCCTGAATGTTCCTTGTAAGTGCCGAACCGTAACCGGACAGCCCTCTGCTTTTACAGAAGTTCCTCACAATGTCACGGGACAGCCCTACCGAAAGGGCAATGGAACGATAGCCAATGCCCTGCTCACGCATTTCCCGTATCTGCCTTGATTGTTGTTCCGTCATACCCTCCACATCCTTTCTTTGAACGGACATAAAAAATGGGTAAAAAAGCACCTCTTTTTGCGCTTTTTTACCCATTAAAAACACTGTTTTTATATACTTTTTTTCAAAACTCACCTTGGATTTTCGTAGGTTTTAACACCATTTTGCGAAAAATATCTACCGTCTTGCCTATCCCCCTTTGCTTTATATGCGAAAATATGCGTTTGAGGGCAGCCCGGTCTTCGTGTGGTAAGGTCACAGAGGTTAAGACACCCCCACCCCTACCAACTCATCAGTTCCTTAAGCACTTTCACACCGTCCTTAAAGCCTGACTCGTACAAATACTTATTTCTTGCTGCTTCCGAACTGGCTCTGGCATTGCTGTACTCTTCAAACAAAGTCCTCTCTTCCGGGGTCAGCTTCTTAAGTACTTCTTCCCACTTGTGTGTTGCTTCCATCTCTTCTTCATTCTTTTTCTTTCCGATTCCCTTGGAGAACTCATACTCATGCATCTCCATCCGGTCAATCGTGGCATCGTAAAAAATCCTTGTCAAATCGTCCATCATAATCGTGAACTCCTTTCCTTTTTACTAATACCTTACAACACTAACTAGAAAACATCCACCTATAACTCATAGACGGGGTTTGCATCCTCCTTCCATGTCTTGTTATCATGACACGGCTTACAAAGGCTCTGCCAATTGCTCTCATCCCAAAACAGCACCGGGTCTCCACGGTGGGGTTTGATATGGTCTACAACGGTTGCCTTCACGTAACGGTTCTGCTTTGCACACAACACACACAAGGGATGCGCCTTTAAGTACCTCGCTCTTGCCTTCTGCCATCTGCTGTTATAACCACGCTTGCTACTGCTTTCTCTGTCACCTCGGTGTAACACACGATGCTCATCGCAATACTGTCCATCCGTCAGTTTGGGACAGCCGGGATGGTGACACGGCTTTCTTGGTTTCATTGGCATCTGCCATTCCTCCCTTCTATGTAACGTGGCGGAGTGAAAGGATTGGAAAGCCAACCGCCACGGGCAACAAAAAAAGGAAGCATCTCTGCTCCCTTCCTGTTTAACCATCTTAACAATAACACAAAAAAAGTAGTATGTCAGTTCACGATTAGTTCACGAATAGTTCCCTTTTATGAATCCATACAAAAAACGGGTGCAGATAAATCCTCTCTGGGACTATCCGCACCCTAAAATCAATTGTACTCACTGTATGCTCCTATCTGTATCTGGAGAGCCACCGTCAGCTTCTCCATTATCATTTCATCGGAAATCTCTCCGATTTTTTCTCCAAGGTATTTCTTATCCAAGGTCTCCACCTGCTCGGCAAGTGCCATGCTCGGTCTGTCCAGTCCGCTTCCTCTCTTAAGCGGAATAAACACATGAGTCGGAAGGTATCTTCTCTTCCACACCCTTGACGATAACGGAACAACCGTAATCACAGGCGAGTTTGCATTTGCCTTATTATTGCTCACGATAATAGCAGGTCTGATTCCACTCTGCTTATGGGAATCGTGATTGTTTCCAAAATCCACAAAATATATGTCTCCACGTTTACACATCGTAATCCCTCCTAACTTAAAATATAGGCTTCCGTCTGCCTGTCTCGTAATTCATAAACTTCTTCCAAAAGTGCTATGGCACGTTTTCTATACTTTGATATGGTGGAACGTCCGATGTTGTACTTATACATCAAATCATCCCACGTTTCTGCTTTCTCAACCATATCCATTACAAGGTTCGGAAGAATATCCGGCAGTGCTGCCACACTGCTTTCAAAGAATGCTACTTCCTCACTGACATAACGGTATCTGCTAAAAAGGAAATCAAACCACTCGTCATTTTCCCTTTCCATCCTCCGCTTATAGTTCATGGCTACCGATGCCGTCTTATCGGATATGTTACTTGTCTGAACCCGGTCTCCTCCTTCCGGGTGGGAAAACTGCATGGAGAGAATGAGGTCATTCTCATCCACGCCTTTGAACTGACTCATCTGAAACTGAAGCACCGACAGTTCCTTTTTCATGGTTTTATATTCCTTAAACATTGCTTCTGCTCTCACGCTCTCCACCTCCAATCCTTACCTTAACCGCAGCAATCATTGCTTCCTGCGAATTGTCTTTTTTCTCAAGGGATACGAGAATGTCCTCATCAATCGTATCCTTTGTCACAATATGCTCTATCACTACCGTGTGTTTCTGTCCCTGTCTCCAGAGTCTTGCATTCAACTGCTGATACAACTCAAGTGGCCAAATATTAGAAAACCACACGATGGTAGAACCACCTTCCTGTAAATTCAGTCCGTGTCCTGCCGAAGCCGGATGGATTAATGCCACGGGGATTTTTCCGGCATTCCAGTCCTCGATGTCCTTTGCCGTATTGATATCTCTGACATCGAACCGCTCCTTAATTCTGTCTCTGTCATGCTTGAACCAATATGCCACCAGAAGCGGTTTGCCGTTGGCAGCTTCAATCAAATCTTCCAAAGCATCCAACTTCCTGTCATGAATCAGGCGCACGTTCCCGGACTCATCATACACAGCACCGTTTGCCATCTGCTGTAACTTGTTACTTAAGGCTCCGGCATTTACCGCATCGATATCCTCACCTTCCCCAATGGGAATAATCATATCTTCACGAAGCTGCTCGTACAGAGCCATCTCTGATTTTGACATGGACACCTCAACCCGATTATAAATGCACTCCGGCATATCAAGATAATCCACTGCCTTCATGGAAATGGCTATGTCCGATATCAGTTCATAGATTTTATCCTCTGCACCCTCTCTTGGTTTGTAGGAAAAGATAATCTCACGGTTACGCTTATCCGGTACAAAGAACCTGTCACGGTAACCTCCGATAAAACGACCTAACCTCTGTCCCATATCAAGGATACCTATCTCTGCCCACAGGTCCATGAGGTTTCCCGGTGTTCCGGTCAGTCCCACGATTCTGCTAACCAGAGGTCGCACCTTCCTTAAGGCTTTAAATCTCTGCGCCTTGGGTGATTTGAAACTGGATAATTCATCCACTACTATCATGTCAAAGGAAAACAGTCCGCTATCCACAAGCCATGTAATGTTATCCCTTCCGATGATATAAACATCCGCTCTCTTCATAAGAGCGTTTTCCCTTTGCTTCCTTGTCCCTGCCACAATGGAATAGGTTAGTCCCGTTAAATGCTCCCACTTTTCAATCTCAGTCGGCCACGTATTTTCTGCCACACGCTTCGGTGCTATCACAAGAACCCTGCCAACCATAAAATAATCAAACAGCAACAGCCACAAAGCCGTTAGGGTTATTACGGATTTCCCAAGACCCATATCCAATATCAAGCAACTTATCGGATTCAATAAAATAAACTCCGTGGCAAAGGACTGATACTCATGTGCCTTGTATTTCATTAAGCACTCCTCCTATCTGATCTACACCGTCCACCACATACACACGAAAGCCAAGTCTCTCAAGCTGTCTCTTTCTTTTTAGCTGTGAGGCTCTCGGAGTTTTTCCCGGTGCTTTCAACTCAACAAACGCCACTCTGCCATAAGGCATTAACACCAATCTGTCCGGAACTCCGTTAAGTCCCGGAGACACAAATTTTATAGCCATTCCTCCACGCTTCTTTGCCTCTTCACGCAGACGGCTCTCAATCGTACTTTCACGCATAACTCCTCCTCTGGTTTCCCATTGCAGTTTCCCATTGCCTTTAAACCCCTTACGCGCATATACATGGTTTCTTATCCTTTTTATCTCTATTTTTATTTCTCAATAAGAAAAGATAGGAAAATGGGAAACTAAAGACCGCAACCCCTTTATTTCCAAGGCACCAACATGGTTTCCCACTAACGTTTCCCATGTGATAATGGGAAACCTTGGGAAACCGCTAATCGGTTTCCGTGGTTTCCGATGCAACCCTTACAAAAGTTTTCTGCACACCATAAAGGGGTACTTTTGTCTTTCCGGAGGCATTGGCATCATACTTCTTCCACCCTCCGATTTTATTCAATATAGCCTCCATCTCATAGGAGTCTGCCTTCTTAAGGTTCTGACGCTCCTTACCAAAACACTCGCACCAAATCTCCATGATGCACACACGCTCTCTTACCACGGTTCCGGTAATGCCTACGGTCTCAAACTCACCACCGCCAAGGAACGCACGTCTCTGATAAATATCCATCTCCGCCCAATTGGTCGGAAGCAGACGGTCGAGATACTCTTCCACAATACCTTCACGGTCATCGGACTCCATGGCTGCCTGTTGCATCTTATAGGCTTCCTCTGCTTCTTTGCCCTTAAGGAACAACTCCTCGCCTTCCTTGTAGAGATGGATTGCCTCTGCCCATATCTGGTCTACTTCGGTCAGTTCCCACGGATAATAAATCCCGGTTCCCGGAACGTGTACTGGCCAAAAACGTCTGTTACCTGTGACATCTCGAAGAAATCCTGACTCTGAGTTAGTACTGCCCACGATGATACACTTCCTCGGATGGGACTCCACATTCACTCCATAAGCCTGACGGAACTTATCATCCTGACGGCTGACAAATGACTTTACTACTTCCACTTCGGTCTTGCGGATACCGTTCATCTCCGAGATTTCAAGTATCCAGTTACCGAGCAGCTTCTCGGCAGCGGTCTTATCCTTCATATCCGAGATGGAGAGGGAGTCCGAAAACCACTTCATTCCAAGGATGGCAAAGAAGGTGGACTTACCCAACCCTTGCGGACCGCTTAAAACCAAGATGGAGTCAAACTTAATTCCCGGCTGATAGATTCTTGCTACCGCTGCCACCAAGGTCTTACGGATGACTGCTCTTGTATAAAGGCTGTCTTCCGCACCAAAGTAATCGATGAGCAGTGTATCCACTCTTGGAATGCCGTCCCATGAAAGTGTGGAAAAATACTCTTTGATGGGATGATAAACTCTCTCCGATGACACCACCGCAAGCAGGGCATCCTTAAACTTGGTAGGTGACCAGATACCGTACACCCTCTCGAAATACACCTTTGCATTGGCAAGGTCTGAATCGTTCCATCCCGGCTTTACCTGCTTCCACGGAAGTGTGCCTATCACATCGATAGTGTCTTTAAACTCGTTATATACAACCGCTTGGAAATTGGAATCATAGCGGATAATAATTGCGATGTTCAAAAGGGTATCTTTGATTTTTCCCTGTCTATCAAGTTCAAGCTGCATCTGCCAATTTACATCATCCACACCGGAAAACTCATCCTGTGCCATTTCCATTCGTTCTTGTGCAAGCACTGCTTTTACCCTGTCATCCTGCGATGCCAAATCCTGCATAGCCTTAAAAGAAGGAAGTTTGCCCGGTTCCGTCCCCGGTGCTGCCTTTGCATCTTTATCACCAAACTTATGGAGTCTTACCACGTCAAAAGCATTCATAAGCATTCCGTTGCATGGATCTGTGGCATGGTGGGAATACACAAATGCATCCTCATATACCACAACTCCGGCTGCCGAATCCGCCGGAACATAATCGTAACGACCGGACATAGCTGACGGCTGATACACATCAGAAAGGAAAGTATCAAGTGCCTCTCTGATTGGATAGGCTCTGTTGAACGCACCGATTAATCCTTCCTTTGCCATCGGGTCAGCCTGTTTCTTAATCTCACGCTTAACCACTTCTCCCTGACGGTTACTTACCGGCCAAGAAGATACATCCTTCCAGTCCTTATATCTTGCAAGCACTGCATCCGGGTCTACCACCTTCCCGGTAATCTGTTTAAACACATACACACCATCCGAAGAAGTGGACGGCCAGTACATAAGACGGGACGGTTCATAGGTGGTATCATCGAACAGTTCAATTCCGATATCACTTGCAATCATTCTGCTGACCGCTCCGTATTCATCCGGTGTCACTTCTCTTGTAAGTGGCATAATCAAACGAAGCCTCGGCTCCTCCGGTGTGTGCTTATGTGTGGAATAAATCAGCATTTCCATATCATGGAACATCTCCAATTCATCCACGATGTCTTCCGTCCCGTGGTCCATGTCCAGAGTTATGGCACATCTTGAAGTAATACAATCCTTCTTCCTGCTTCCACCTTTCAGCTTCCCAAGGATAAAACCACCTACATCCTTGATGTCATCCTGCTTTGCTTTGGGAAGTTTCCTGTACTGCTCCATGGTTTCTGCCGTATAGGTTGTTTGGGATAAGCGTTTGGCAAAATCATCGTATTCCATCTCTGCACCATTAAACTTCTTATCCATCCGGGAATTACCCGTTGATACATACAGTTTCATGTTCTCTGCCTCCTAATCTTTTTTATAAAATTTGCTTTCAAATCCGGCTGCCGATAACGGGAGTCCTTCAGCCCAACTAGGGCATACTGACATAATGGCATTTACCTCTTCCACGGAAGACACTCCGTCAGGAACTTCAAGCACCACCTCATCGTGTACATGACAGACAATCTGATACCCTGCCTCTTCCAATCGAAGCATCGCTTCTGCAAGAATGTCCCTTGCCATTGCCTGTACGATGTTTTCACACAGCTTTGCACCATATGATTCAATGCGACACCATTTCTTGGAAAGACCCACACCTTCGTAACAGATGCTCTCCGAACCGAATCGATTAACCGTCATCCGGGGTCTGACATAGGCAAGCTCCCTACCGGAAGGAAGCCGAATCATCATCATGCCGGACTTGTAATAAATGGTTACTCTTCCGACCGTGGTTGATTTATGCTCACGCACCGCTGCCTTCGCAGCTGCATCGATGTCATACCAATATTTCACGATATGAGGATTTGCATTTCTCCACGATTGCACCAACCCTTTCAGTTCCGATTCCTCCACATAATTAAGCGCACCCATACTGATAAGCGCACCTTCAGAACCACCGTACTGACAAGCAAGCGATGCCACCTTGCCTCTTGCCCTATAAGGACTACCTTTTGTGATTTCTTCAATCGGAATGTGAAACATCTTAGAAGCTGTCTGCTCGTAGATTTTTCCTGCTCCACGGAACTCCTCCAAAACCCATCCTTCTCCTGCAAGATATCCCATGACTCTTGCTTCGATTGCAGAAAAGTCACTTACAATAAATCTGTGTCCCGGCTTTGCAATAAACGCTGTTCGGATTAACTCCGACAGCACCTCCGGTGTGGAATCATACAAAAGTTCCAGCAAATCGTATCTTCCCTCTTTCACGATGGAGCGTGCCAGTTCCAAATCTTCCATGTGGTTTTGAGGCAAGTTGTGAATTTGTACGAGCCTTCCTGCCCACCGCCCAGTTCTGTTAGCACCAAAGAACTGTAAGAGACCATGCACTCTGCCATCCGGACACACGGACCGCTCCATTGCCTCATACTTTTTAACTGAGGTCTTTGACATGGCAAGACGAAGTTTGAGCATTTCAGATACATCACCTTCGGTCTTACCAACCAACTCTTCCACGGTAGCTTTAGCCAAAGAATCCACTTCGACACCTTTTTCAGTCAGCCATTCCTTAAGCTGTGATACGCTGTTTGGATTCTCAAGCCCGGACAATTCATAAGCACGTTTGGTAGCTGCCTCTTTGTATAAAAGGTCAGAAGCCATCGCCTGTGTAACGAGTCCCATATCCACCATGATCCCACGGTCATTAATGCGTTGGTCCATACAATACAAACGCTGTTCCTTCTCCGGGATAGGAAAGTTTTTCAGTTTGTCCCTTATCTCCATCTCCACCACAACATCACGGATACAATAGGATTTAAACAATTCCCATTTCTCCGGTGCATCGGAAGGCATATTTCTTGTTCTGCCACCGTTTGCTTTGGTCGACTTACACGGAATACAAAAATACCGAATTAACTCTTTTCCTTCCGACATTTTCTTTTTATCAAGGTTCAAAGCCTCCGCTACACCCTCAAGTGATAATGGAAGCGATAACATGGAAGCCTGTACTGCCGTACATCTCCATGACTCCGGTTTTAATTCGATGCCGAAGTGCTTACTAAGGCAATTCCGCTCAAAGGCAGCATTGAAAGCTGTCTTTATCACAGAATCGTCCTGTAATCCTTCCATAACGTCTTCCGGCAATTTCTCTCCGGCCATAAAATCGGCAAGTTGTACGTCTCCTCCATCTACGCTGTAAGCCATAAGCATTACTCCAAACTTATCTGAAGAGACATATTTATGTACGCCACAGTCCGGCAGTGAAATATCCGAATACGTCTCAATATCAATTGCTATCATTTCCATGTAATTTGCCTCCTTCCACCCTCTTCCGAATACGCTCGATTCCGACTCTGGCAGCTTCCACCTGCCCGGCTTTCATCTGTCCCAATATGGTTCGATAGGTATTGGAAGGGATATATTTTCTAATTGCGTCCAGTTCCTTTTTCAGTTCCTTCATTTTTACCAACTCCTTCTATGTAAGGGGCAGTGTTGCCACCGCCCCATTTCTGCTTCTATGAAAGGAAATCATCCTCCGCACCGACTGCTTCGAACTCATCCTTCGCACTGGTTCTTGAACCAAGTGCCTCGCCATCACGTAACTTTTGAATGTTCCCTAAACCAGCCGCTACACCTTTATTTCCATTGGAATTGTAAGGATAAAATGTCACCGACACCCTTCCGTAACAGCCGGAGTACACCTCGCTCTGGTCAAGGATAGGCTGCACGTTTTTATCCACTACCTGAGGTGCCTGACGGCTGTTAGCATTAAGGAACATGCATCCTGCATACGCTTCATCATCCGGACGGTCGATATCGCCATCACGAAGTGGAGTCTTAAGGTTTGCAGGAATTTTGCCTCCCCATTTACCTTTACCCTCTTCCTTGGCAAGTTCGATTGCCTTCTGAATCTTCGCAATTGTCTCCTTATCATCCTTGTCGATGATGCAGGAAACTGAGTATTTAGGGTCTCCTCCATTTACAGAGTCAGGAGCCCAGATGTGTGCATACGAAAGTCTGCATGCGATAATAACCTTTGTGTTTTGTGTTGTCATAATTATTCCTCCTTAAAATCCGCCTCAGCGGTTGCTACATGAATTGCTTCTCTTTTATCTGTTTCAGGCACCAAGGTAACCTTGCCACTTGGCTTGTACACCAATTTGCCTAAAATCTCATTGAATTGTTTCTTGCCCATCAGCTTCTCCATTTCGGTTATGCCAATGAGTTCTTTCTTATAAATGTCTGTGTATCCGGCAGCTTTAGCAGCTTCTTCTACTTCCGCAACGTCCGTATACTTACGGTTGCTCTTACCAAGCACCAACTTAAATCCAGGCCACTGTCTGTGATTGACCACTGCTTCGTTTTGTGCGTAAGAATATATCTCTTCTGCCCACTTTTTCAGGGCATCCGCTTTGAGTAGGACATCTGCAATCTCCTCATCCGATAACAGTTCAGGAGGAGCAAACTCCATCTGTGCCATTTTCAGATACTCCTCTGCTCTGGCACGGCAGGTAAATCTTGCCTTACAGAATCTGCAATGCTCTCCTGCCTTAAATTCTCCAAGTCCGGCAAGAGCCATCTTTGCCTTCGGTTCCAGTTCTTCTTCTGCCCACGCCTTCAACTCTTCCACGGAAATCTCCCAAGTGGACAGATGCTCAAGCCTTGGCTGAACAATGGTAAGTTCCACGGTTTCAATGTCATAAAGAATTTCATAGAAATCCAAAATACCCAAACCATAAATCATTAACTGTTCATTCCGCTCTGCATCCACTCTGACTCCCTTACCCAGTTTCAAATCGATCACGTGGATTTTGCGGTCGGTTACAATAACCATATCCGCTGTACCAAAGCACCCTTCAATATGCTTTGATACATCCGTGCGTCTCTCCACTTCGAATACCGGGTCAGTGCAGTGCTTCTTAGCATCCTCAATTTCCCCGACACAATATCTGACATATTCATCTACTGCATCTACAAGTTCATCCGTGTAATATTCTGAAGTCGGTCTTGTGGTACGAATCTTCAAATGCTTATTAATTAAGTGTTCTGCCAATGCATGACCTGCAGTTCCCTCTGCAGCGTACTCTGACTGTTCGTCTTTAAACTGCCGCTCCAACTGTAACGCTGGAGGGCAATTCAAGTACCGTTTTGCAGAAGATGGCGAGAACACTGCATGTGCTGCCATTACAGCACCTCTACTTTCTTAAGCAGGTCAGGCAGCTTCTCTTCCGGAACGGCTGACAGTTTATCCACACCAAACTCATTCAGAATCTTGCGGACTTCCTGTGTTTTTCCATCACGGGACTTTTCTGCCATCACCAAGCGGACAGCTTCAATCGTCACCTTCTCCTGTTCAGGAGTCGTTTCCTGCTTCTTTTCTGCTACAGTCGCTTTTGAGGCTTTCGCAGGTTTTACATCCTCACCCATTGCTAACTCTTTGATACCTTGTGCCAAAAGGGCATATCCCTCCGACATCATTAATAAACCTCTATTCATAATCACTATCTCCTTTCTTATTTCACCAACCGCAATCCTTTGATGGCTCTGCGATATTCACTGGTCGCACGCTCATCAATCGGAAGTGTTCTAAGGTTGACTGCATTCATGTACTCATCGTATAAACGTACCGGGATGCGCTTCTTTCTAGCGTGTTCCAACTCGAACTTCATTCCCTCGGTAATAGTGAATCCGAAGACGTACACTTCATCGCACACATTCATCAATTCCAACCCCATCTCGATTCCGTTCATTCTCTCATGAGGATTTTCCTCATTTAAGAACTGTGGGAAGTACAGATGTGGAGCAATTGGTACTCTTCCAGTTCCGATAATGATTTTGGAAAAGAACTGTGCGCTCTTCGTGTTTTCTTCGATGTTTCCCCTGTATGGGGAGCAAATAAAAACTTTGTTCATCGTCTTTTTTCCTTTCGATTATTTGAGTATTGGCCAACCTCATGGCACTATGGTAAGGCAAAAAAATGGATTTGCCCCGTAAGCTAAACTTCCGGTAAAATACAAAAAATGGGGCTTTTTCATGCTTGAATTAATACTTTCAAACACAAAAAAGTCCCATTTTTCCATAAAAAAAGAACCGGAAGTTTTATTTCCGGTTCCCTAAAAATTTTTTTAAATTTCTTTTACTTCTGTTCCAAATGGCGTTATTCCATACTCTTTTAGCACTTCATTACACTCATGAATGGAAGCTTTATAGTAATGATTCAGCAAGAAATCATACACCACATGCTCCTCTTTTGTCGGTAGCAAGTGAAGTCCTGCCTTCTCTAACATGACCTTACTGAACTCCGGATGCAAATGCATACCCAAACACAATGGAAGCACGTTGGTAAGTGAATAGGAATAGTTTTCATCGTTTCGCATATTCTGTATGGTCTTATAACCTATAAGCGAATCCTGTGCCAATCCTTCTACGGTGCAGCCTACTCGTTTCATATGATACTTCAGTGCATCGCAAAATAATACCGGGGTTTCTCTTTGAATCCTTACGATCTTGGCAGTTTCATCTGTCAGCTTACGAAGCTCCGCTGCCCTCTCCTGCTTATCCTGACTATCCTGCGTATCAACAAATTTTGTTTCCGTGAAGACATCTGAAATAATATCCTTACACAGATAGCATTCTTTATAATAATTTAGTCCATAGCGGTTATTCGTCTTTGATACAATATCAAAAATCAAACAGCATTCGTGAACATTGCCTCTTGCATATGAAGTCAATCTCTGCTTTCCGGTTTCGTCATCCTCTATGTACTTTGGATTGTTAATACAAACCAATCCATCAATATACACGAAATCTCCGGATTGCATCTTCTGCTTAAAAGCCATGTTTGTTGCATATTCATATACAACATCCTGTAAGCCGATAACGAAAGTTTGATTCTTTTGCAATACTCCCTGCTTGAAAGAGTAACTTGGCAGATACTTATTATCAATAAACGGGAACACACCTATTGCCTGTTCGTACCCCAAATCTATCGCTCGCATTTTAGCTGCAAACAAGGTTACTTGGAATATTTCAGACAACTGCATAATAACCATTTCCATAATAAAAGCCTCACTGGCTCTTCCAAATTCTACGTGGTATTGTAACAACAATTCCTCGATTTTCTTTTTGGTCATGGTTGCAGGCATTAATATCCTTGGTGCCAGTGCATTAGCTTGCCATTCCATCCAATGAACATCTGACCGCTTTTTCTCATCAGCCGGAGTTCCTTCCACTACACGACAACTGATGCTCTGCAAGCTGTTATCAAATAACTTCCGCAATTCAAAGTATCTTTTATGTTTATCCCAATGCACGCATTCGTGAATGATAGTATTGTTTTTAGAACCAATACTTCTCATGAAGAATACTTCCGGGTCAACCACTATTGTTCCGGCAACAACATTCATCGGAGTGTATGCATCATTCTTTCGGTCATATACACTAATCTCACTATCCGAAAAATAAACCTGACCGAATGTAGTCATGGTCTTTGATATAGATGCCTCCACAATGTTAAGCCCCATCTTCGCAGCCACTTCTTCCACCGGAAGTGCCATTGGTTGCAATAAGGCTAACGGATAATACTCCCTCAGAAAATCCTCTGCCACTTCATCTAATCTTTTAGAAGAAATATAGGGTATCAGCGTCCGAGTCAAGCGTTTTGTTTCCTCGAACCGTTTCTTGCTATAGACACTCACATTTCCAAAGCGTACAGAATTAAGGCCATCCTTCAGAATACCTGTACACGGTAACAAAAACCACAAGCCGACACTATCGTCTTCCCAATCGTATCTTCCTTTTCCCTCTACATTGATTTCAGCCTCAATTACCAAATCAAACTGAATCTGATAACCCGGTGCATCCGAAAAAATCGCACTCACTATGCTAAAATCTTCCAGTTCTACTTTCTTGGGGTCAGGTACTGTACTTGTGGCCACATCCAAATGGTCTTTATTATAAAAAACATATCCTTTGACCTTATTAAAAATCTCGTTATAATATGTTTTTTCTATGTACTTCTCAAATGATTTGTCTACCTGCAATATTTCCTTCCTTTCCTACTGCATTATAGCAATCAGGCTTTTTCTACCCATATCGTGCCAGCAGTCATCCGATGACCGTTTACTTCTCCACAATGAGGACATATAATTTCTTCCTTATCTTTTCCACCGGGATATCCGGCATTCATGATCTCCCACCGGAACTTCCCGCCACATTTTTTGCATGTCTCTTCAGTCATTTTTTTACCTCTCTATTTGTCCTTTCGCAATGCCTTATACAATTCCATAGCCATTGCTTCCTGTACTTTTTGATAAAAATCCGGGTCATTAAATAGTTTTGCAAAGGACTCATTATTATCCAGGAAACATTGTGTAACTATATCCTTAAATTTATCAGGGAACAGTGATTGTACAAACATTTCTGTACTATTATCTTTTGCATATTTCTTAAACTTCTTAACTTCCGAATCCTTCATAAACATTTGATAAATACCCTCAATGATAACACGGTCTGAATCCGTAAAGTTTCCACTAAACCGCTCATTCACTTTATCAATAATGCTTTGTAATGTATCCTTTTTCTTATTCGGAACTTTAGGAGCAACACTTCCACCGGGTACGAACGCCGGAGGCTTTTCATTTAAAGTAATCGCTCCTCTGAATGTTTCTGTAAGGGAGGCATATTCCAACTTGATTTTGTCATCAATATCAACAAAATCGTTTCCTCCTACTCTTGGAAGAAGTTTCACCAAGTGCTGTGTATATTGATATTCGTTAAACAATTCATTGTCATGCAACCTTACCAATTGGGTAACATACGCATAAATGCGATTAAATGTACGAATATAATCACGAACTGTGTACTGCTCATCTTCCTCAAGTTCTTTATACCTTTCGATGACAGGCCTAAACATATTTGCCAAACGTCCAAGTGCAGCTGCATCTTGTCCCTTCTTACTTTGTGTCGACATAAATATGTTAAACTTATCCACATCATCATAATTATACAGCATAAAATCATGGATTTTGTTTCGTAGGTCATATGTACGATTCAAATCTGTACTACCTTCCATAGTTGTCGTTTCATAATACGGCAAGAATGCACTACGAATATCTTCTTCCGTATTCTCGAAGTCCAGCACAAAAGTACTGTTCTTTCCGAAAGTAGTACGATTCAAACGGGATAATGTCTGTACTGCTGTTACGTCTTTTAATTTTTTATCGACATACATTGTATGCAGTAAGGGTTCATCAAATCCGGTTTGATACTTATTTGCTACTACCAAAATGTTGTATTGACTACTATGGAATGCTTTTCGGAATTTTTTATCCGTTGTAATATACTTTCCTTTTTCATCCAAATTCATGGTAGCTTCCGTGAACGGCTTCTCACTCGGATAATCGTCCAAAACAACCTCTCCAGAAAAAGCAATCATTACATCTGTTCCCCTGCATTCCTCTGCATGGTCTGCTATATATCTCTTTATTGCCAAATAATAACGAACAGCATTTGCACGGCTATCTGCCACTACCATAGCCTTTCCTTTATTGCCAATTTGATACCGACAATTTTCGAGGAAGTTCGTCATAATCATTTCGGTTTTTTGAGCAATGGTATATCCATGCTGCTTATAATATTTAAACAATGCACGGGCGGTAGGTCCCTCTATCAGTTCCGGGTTATCTTCTGAAACACGAACCAACCTAAATGCTTCTTTTACTGTTGTATAGTTGGCAAGCACATCCATAATATACCCTTCTTCGATAGCTTGCCTCATTGAATATACATGGAAAGGCGCACGAATTTCCTCTCCATTTTCATTCTTGCCAACAACCGTTCCAAAAGATTCGATAGTCTCTTTTTTGGGTGTTGCAGTAAAGGCAAAGAATGACTGATTCTCGTGTCTGCCTTGGCCTATAACCGCATTCACATATTCATCTGTTAAATCCACTTCGTTTTCATCAATTCCTGCTTCTTCCGCATATTCTCTTATAGCAATTCCCATATCAATCAAACTGCGGCGGAGCGTTTTTGCACTTTCTCCATTTTGTCCTTGATGTGCCTCATCTATAATAATGGCAAATCTCCGGCCTTGGAACCTCTCCATATCTTTCTGTGCAAAGAGAAACTTCTGAATAGTACAAATAATAATTCTTTTTTTGTCATTGATGGCTTCAGCTAAACTACGTGAGTTTTTCTTATCATCGATTGCCTCTACCAATCCTACCTGATGCTCAAAGCTATTGATGGTGTCCTGCAACTGACCATCCAATACTACACGGTTTGTAACAACAATTACTGAATGGAAAAGACCATTATTGTCTGCATCATGCAAGGATGCCAATCGATATGCAATCCAAGCAATCGAATTTGACTTTCCGGAACCTGCTGAATGCTGAATCAAATAATTTGTACCAACACCATTCATACGCACATCTGCCATTACTTTTTTGACAACATCATACTGATGGTATCTTGGGAATATCATTTTTTCCTTTGTTACGGTTTTACTTACACCATTTTTAACAACTTCTTCCTTTTCCTTCACAAAAGATATGAAGCGGTGTATAAGATCCATTAAACTATCTCTTTGTAATACTTCTTCCCATAAGTAACTTGTAGCATATCCATTTTCATTGATGGGATTTCCTGCACCACCCGTCACTCCTGCACCATTAGAGCCTTGATTAAATGGTAAAAATCTTGTATTTCCATCGGCAAGCTGCGTGGTCATCCATGCTTCATAAAGGTCTACTGCGAAATATACTAAGAAACGATGGTTCAAACGGAACGCAAATTCCTTTGAACTACGGTCGCTTTTATATTGGTTTATTGCACAGATATAGTCCTGCCCGGTTAACTGATTCTTAAGTTCCAATGCAACAACCGGAATACCATTCACGGACAACACCATATCGATAGTATTGGTATTTGCTGTCGTATAACGGAATTGGCGTGTACACCCTAAAATATTTGCTTCATAACGTTCCACTGCTAATGGATTCAAATCTGACTCCGGCTTAAAGTAGCACACCTTCAGTTTGCATCCCATATCCTCTATACCATTACGAAGCACGTACAAAAGACCTTGATTTGCAATAGTTGTCTCCAATCTGTGGTACAACTTATCAGCAGCATTTTCCCCATAATACTTTACATATTTTGCCCATTCCTTGGGCTGTGTATTAGCAATAAATTCACAGAGTACATCTGTATAAATGCACTTTGCCACATCATGCTGACGAGTATGTATCCAGTTCCCTTCGGCATCCTGTCCGTTAAATTGTGTGTATCCACCCTCTGGGGATATTAAAAAGGATTCTATATCTCGCTCGAACCGTTTTTCACTTTTGTCCACTAGGATACCTCCTTCTTTCCAGTTACATACTCATAAATCAATGAACGCTTGTATTGCTCAAGTTTTTCAATCTTTGATTGCTTGATAGCGATTAAGCGGTCTATATGTGCACATTTTTTATCAAGATATTCGACAATTGTACTTTGCTCTTCCTCCTGAGGACAAAAGATGATACAAGTAGCAACTTTCTCGCTGTTAAGGTTTTGCACAATACCTCCTGCTACTTGATGTTTGAACTGAAGATAGCAAAAAGCAGACTGCAAAAAATAATACATATAATCTTCGCTAATGCCTTGAAGCGATGTAAGTGCTAACCACCCGTCATGGATGCATCCATCTATAGCAAGAATATACGGCTCACCGAAACTCATAGAGTTTGTCAAAATCAAATCTCCTCTATGAACACGTCGACTTTTATCAGCACCCTCATGTGAAACCTGTTGTGCCGTTTGCGTAATGTATTTATATCCTTTTATCGTATCGCCAATCTTTATCCAATTTTCACCTGCTCCTGATGTAACAATGTAATCATCAATAGGACGCGGTGAAGCTCCTCTTAATATAGTAGCCACGTTCTTAATTCTCGAAATCACCCAATGTGCAGGAATATCCCCCATCCACTCAACTCCGCTGTCTTTCATCGGCACAGACAAGTCAAGCCCTTTGGTAACAGCCTCAGTAATTACACTTTGCTTGTAGGCTTTCAGTTTTTCAATCTGCTTCTGCACATTCGCTTTAAGTTCCTCTATTTGGCTGATATTCTTGTCAATAGCACTCACGATTCTCTTTTGTTCATCAATATTCGGTAAAATGTATGGTAATTCTGCCAATTTATTCCATCGCAAATCACACGACCTCACTCGTATTCCCGTTGCCAAAGCAGAAAATACATCGTTATATGCCATAGAACGTAAATAATACATAATGTATTTTTTATTTTCCTCTGAATCGCATACAACCAAAACTGGCGACGATTTTCCTCTAGAATCTGAAATACCAATCGAGCCAGCAAAACCATCCATTCCGTGTACTACTAAATCTCCGGGTTCTATGCCTTGATATCCGATTTCCTTTAATGAAACCGTATAACCTTCTTCCCTTCGATTTTTACGAAGCGTAACTTCTCCATCTCTAAAACAAGTAATTACTTCATCACCTTCTTCAATAGGGCGATTCAATAAACTTAAAGTAAATTTTCCACGCTTTATATTCCACTCATTAGGAATTGTTCCAACCCAAGCAATACCACTATCTCTCACATCACGCATTTCCAAACAACTCCCTCATCAAAATTGTTTCTTCCGCTTCAAGTGCCTTTATTTCTTCAAATATTGCTTCCGAAGAAATCGGTGCTTCAAATTTATAAAATAATTTTGTAAACGGCACTTCATATCCAATTTTATCTTTTGAAGAATCCACATATGCATTCAGATTATATGGTAACACATTCCTCTCCATATATGCTGTAATATCCTCACTCAATGGAATAATTTCAGTATCCGTAGCACCCTTTACAGGTTGTTTCTTTCCTTTCGTCAAAATTGGTTTTCCGTCTTCATCTATCTGGGCAGTCTCTACGGTAACTTTTGTAAAACCAAAAAACTCGTTATCAAATACCTTTGACTCTACAACCAAACCATTATCTTCATAAGTTTCATTCTCAAAGCCTTCATAAGCCTTAAGAATAAGTTCTATACATGCATCGTCAAGATCGACTCTCTTAGAACCTATATTCTTACGGCGTTTTACATAGCATTTGCTAGCATCTATAAGTTGTACTTTTCCACTACGATTTATATCCTTACCTTTAGTCAAAACCCAAATATATGTAGCTATACCCGTGTTGTAGAACAAGTCTGTGGGCAACTGCACAATCGCCTCTACCAAATCTCCTCCAATGACATATTTACGAATTTCGGATGCTCCGCTTCCTGCATCACCACTGAATAAGGATGAACCATTTTGGATAATCGCCATTCTTCCAGAGCCTTCTTTTAATTTCTTCACACCATTAAGCATAAACAGTAGCTGTCCGTCAGAAATCGCCGGAAGTCCGGGTCCAAATCGTCCTTCATATCCTCGTTTAGCCTCTGCTTCTACTTGCTCTTTTTCTCGTTTCCAATCTATGCCGAATGGGGGGTTCGAGATTATGTAATCAAACTCATATCCACTAAAAGCATCCTCACTTAATGTATCACCATATTTCATGCCTGATGCATTTCCACCCTTGATAAGCATATCGGCCTTTGCAATCGCATAAGTTTCCGGATTAAATTCCTGTCCGAAACAAGTCAATGTAGCCTCATTACTAATGGATTGAATCCTCTCGGTCAAGCATCCGAGCATCTGCGATGTTCCCATCGCCATATCATATGCAGTTTTAGTGCAGCCCTCTTCAACAATTTCATTCTTTTCGGGTAAAATTAACAGTTCTGTCATCAAATAAATAATGTCTCTACTTGTAAAATGGGCTCCCGCCTGTTCGTCATAAGACTCAGAAAATTTTCGAATCAATTCTTCAAAAATATATCCCATATCAGCAGATGTTATTTTATCCGGTGACATATCGGCTTTAGTTGAATTAAACTCTTGCAACGTAACAAAAAGCACTCCACCTTTAACCATTAATTTTACGGTGTTTTCAAAATCAAAGTTATCTATAATGTCCTTAATGTTAGAAGAAAAACCCTGCAAATAAGCCTCGAAGTTTCCTTCCACGCCTGCAGGGTCAGCAATTAATTTTGCAAAATCAAAATTGCTAGTATTATAAAAATCAAAGCCTGAGGTTCTGCATAAAATCCCCTCTCGTGCAGCTCCTTCAACCTTCTGTTCATCCAGTTTTTTAGCCATTGCCACAACAGCATCTTTTGTTGGCTTTAAAGCGTCATCAAATCGCTTAAGTACAGTCATTGGCAAAATTACTTTACCATATTCATGTGGCTTAAACAGCCCAACCAAATGTGTTGCTATTTCCCATATAAGATTAGCTTTGGCCTGTATATTTGCATTCGTCTGCTTTTGCAGTTCATTCATAGACATATCTATATCCTCACTTATACCTTTTTGTTCTTCCTTGGGTCCTCAGGTTTTTTTGCATTCTCAGGAATTAACCATGTTCTTCCTTTAATTATTGCCCCTTGGATTCTACCTTCCTTACAGTAGATCGCTACTCTGCGTTGTGAAACATTCCATTTTTCTGCAAATTCGGCAGTCGTTAAATACTCCATGTTTACCTCCATTCAAACAAACACTCTATCTTATATTATATTCGTTTGAGCGAACATTTTCAACAAAAATATAATGTTTCACCTACGTGAAGGACTCCCAATAATGAGAGCCCCTCTTATATTAGTATTTATTAAAAAACATCTCACCAAACTCACCTGCTTCTTGCAAGGAACGCTCCTTAGATAAAAAGTTCTCGATATCCTCTTTCATACTCCTTACCCATTCCGGATACTCTCCTCCGTTACAAAAAGCCGTATGTACCATTATTCCATATACACCAACTGTAATTGCATAGTACCGTTCACAACACTCCACCGTAATTCGTGCTTCTCCGGCATATTCAATGTCCTGCACAATCTCTCCGCTTTCACTTCCGACAGTTCCTATTGTGCTTCCGGACTCATATTCAATCCACATTTTTTTACTCCCTCCTTAATTTCTGTTTTGTCCTATATACTTACTAATATTTTAATTGCAACTTCCCTAGTTCAATTTCATCGGTCTTTTCTTTATATGCCAAGCACAGTCCGTAGAACGAAGACAATTTCCCTGCATCTACCAATATCCTCACAAGTTCATAAACATGGGTAAAAACAAGTTCATTATCGATTTCTAATCCGCTTACAATGGCAACATCTATTTCTTCCAAATACCAATTTGCAAGCGGTACTGATATATTTTTATGCTCTTCTATACTTTCCAGTCTGCATTCCCAATAATTAGGATTTGCACCATGCTGAATTAGATAATCTGTCATATAATAATCTATACATCCAACAGCATGTTCCAAAGGCGTTTCTACTGATTCATCATTAATTTCCGTCGTTATGGACATTAAGTATTCTATAGCATTCCACACTTCGGATGGACGCTCTTTCAATGGCAAAAACACTTCTGTTTCCCATATTTTTTCTTCCATATCATTAAAAATTGGTAAGTTATAATACTTATGTAAAAAATCACTAAGCATATGCTTCGAACCGCTTGCCTCTACTTCGTTCAATGCATTTTTTACAAAATTGTCCATACACACCTCCGCTACAGAGCAATCCGTTTTTCTCGGCCTTCAGTTTCATAGTCGCCATTATACTTTGCACAGATAGCTTCAATATACTCCTGTAATACTATTATAACTTCTTTATAGTTTGAAGGATAGGCTTCATATCCATGGGATTCAATCCTATCGCTACCATGGCAAAAATATAATGACCAACCATATCCATCAAGGATGTGTGCGTCAGTTTTATATTCTGAATCCCATTTGCAAATTGCATCCAAGACCTTACGCAAATTATTAAGTTCTCTTTCCGGCAGTTCAAATTCTACTTTTTTCATTCGATAAAAGGCATTCATGCCATGTCCTGTAAAAATATATTTTCCATTCACTTTTATTATTTTATAGACTAACTGTCCCGAAAAGAAAGCCCCACGTTCAAAATAGAAAATCTCATCCTGCTCCCTCATGACGCACCTCCGTTATTCATTCTCCCCCTCTACCAATTCGCAAAGAACTCCCTGCGGCAACACATACTTAACCACACCTTTTGCAGTGTCACCGATACGGTCATACAATCTCCCCGCACTCATGCTTTCCCCCTGAACTGTGTATGGGCTGTTTGCCACATATCCCACAAGACCAAGTCCATCCATCTCCACTTTGATAGCTTCTTTATCAAACTCGTTGTCCGGTTCCTTAGCAAGATTCACTTCTTGCTTCGGTTCAAAGAACTCCTGTCCATAATGATGTTTTGTACCTGCGATTGTAAAATAGATTTTTTCCATAGTCCCTACCTCCATTAACAAAATGATAATTGTTTGATTCCTTCCTTACGCTCGATCATAAGGAACAGACTGTCCAAACGTCTTGCGCTACGCTTTGCTTCACGTTTCTTTGCTGATTGATAATATGTTTTTTGTAACTTTGTGTCTTGTGGCATCAGACGAAGGTCTGACGGCAGATTCTGCTTAAACTCATCATGCTTCTGAATATATTTTAAATATTTCATGATAGTTCCTGAATCCGACATATCCCCTTGACGATGATATGGGGCATTCTCCACTTCATCTAAGCTGATGCGTCCGCTCACATAATTGCGATGTAATAATATGAATTTCTGATTACTTCTCTTGTAGACTATTTTCCAACATCCCACATCGGTTCTGACATAGATTTTGTTGTTCTTTAAATCCACATCCAAATTATGCTGCTCTGCAAAACGTTCGATATTTCCAAGTTCCAAATTGTAAATAAATGCTGCTCCATCACAACATTTGCATGGACGGTATCCTTTCCATTCATCCTCATCCCAGTTCATCTGCACCCGATTTCTCTTATAAATTTTTCGTGCGTACCTGCATTCCGGCCTATGATACACCATGCTTGTTGAATCTTTACTCATCATTCTCATTCCCATTTTGTTGCTCCTTTCTTCCCTTCCGTGAGTATTGGTTTCTTTTGATGATATAACCATATCAAATTATGTGTCCAAAAAAACGGACACAAAAAGACCCTCGGCATAAAAATTACCGAAGGTCTCTATTTCAACAGTTCATCATATGAAGTTCCCAACACATCCCGAATGGCTCTTAACTGCGAAGCTTGTATGTGTTGTATTTCTCTTTCTATTTTCACAAGGACTTCTCTCGTCATCGGCACATTCAGCAATTGCACCCGATTTACCAACTCCGTCTGCTTCATTCCCTGTTCTTTCCGTATCCGCCTTATATTCTTTCCAATATGGATTTCTCCATCCTGTTTAATCTTCTGCTCCATCTCGCTCCACCTTGTGAACCAAAATTAGTCCATTTCGTATTTAGTTTAATAGAAACCTGTGATATAATGGGACTAGTATTAGTCCACTTTGGAGGAATTATTCATATGACACACGATGAATTTAAAGACCACAAATTCAAAGTGGTTGTATCTGATGGTTCTCAGTTTATAATAACAACAGAACCCTATGGCAAACTGTTTATCATGAAGTAAAGGGGTTCTACCAATATACGGATTTTCTTCTGTATATTTCCTTTACACACATAACACAACACAAAGTAATTGCAATCCGACGTACTGAAAAAGTAATAGTGCCTAAGCACTTTTACAAATTTTACATCAAGAAAGGAATCCTAAAAATGCAAGTCAACTTTGTGTTAATCGGAAAACGGGTAAGAGAAACCCGCAAGCAACAAAAAATCACGCAAGACCAATTGGCTGAAATGTCAGGCCTCACGGTCGGATACATAAGCCACGTTGAAACAGCTAGGAAAAAAGCGAGTCTATCCGCCCTCATCAGCATCTCCAATGCTCTCGGCATCACTTTGGATGAACTGCTAACCGGAAATCAGCTTCATAATCCTACTGACTATCAGACGGACATTGACCTACTTATGTCAGATTGCTCTTTAATGGAAAAACGAATGATATTCGAACTTATCAGTGCTGCCAAGTCTATCCTTCGAAATAACGGATGGGAAATTATCTCCGTTGATGATAGAAAAAACAATTAAATCACATTTTCTTTAGTCAGAACATAGACCAGAGGTATAACTCTATACCGCTGGTCTATTCTTCTTTTTTAACATAAAAAATATAATACAGGCATCATTACAAAGGAGCCTGATTAGCAATGAAGGAAACCGAAGAAAAGGCTGGTAGCATAGCCGAACAAAAAAGAAAGATACGTGAACGTTATAAAGGTATCAGTGAGGATGAATTGGATGTCATCCCGGCCATACCCAAAGAAGATTTTTATAAAAGTGAAACCGTAAAGAGGGTTGCCGTATACGCACGAGTTTCTACGGATGACCCAAGACAGACTTCGTCCTACGAGTTACAGAGAAATCACTATCAGGACGTTGTTGACCGCAGACCAAATTGGAAGTTGGTAGAAATATATGCGGATGAAGGTATCTCCGGCACTTCTCTAAAACACAGAGACTCCTTCCTCCGAATGATAGAAGATTGTAAAGCCGGGAAAATCGACCTCATCATCACAAAAAGTGTATCCCGTTTTGCCCGTAACATCTTGGATTGCATCGGCTATGTCCGGGAACTGAAAGCCATGCAACCACCCATTGGTATTTTCTTCGAAACAGAAAACATATACACCCTTAATGAAAACAGCGAGATGAGTCTCTCCTTCATTGCCACACTTGCACAGGAAGAAAGCCATACTAAGAGTGAAATCATGAACTCATCCATTGAGATGCGATTCAAGCGTGGTATTTTCCTTACTCCTCCGCTTCTTGGTTATGATCAGGACGAGGATGGAAACCTTATCATAAATGAGGAGGAAGCAAAAACCGTTCAGCTTGTGTTCTTCATGTATTTATACGGATATACCTGCCAGCAGATTGCGGATACACTCACGCTCCTAAAGCGCAGAACCAAGAAAGGGAACACCACTTGGACTTCCGGCGGTATCCTCCAAATTCTACAAAATGAAAGGCACTGTGGCGATGTTCTCGCACGCAAAACGTGGACTCCGAGTTACCTCGACCATAAATCCAAAAAGAACCGTCAGGACCGAAATCAATACCTGCACCGAAACCATCATGAAGCCATTGTGAGCAGGGATGATTTCATTGCCGTTCAAAGGTTGATAAGCAATGCCAAATATGGAAATAAAGGCATTCTGCCGGAATTGCAGGTTATAACGGATGGAGTGCTTCGTGGGTATGTTCCCGTGAATCCGAGATGGTCCGGTTTTAAGGCAGATGACTACAGAGATGCTTCGAATAGCATATACGATGAAGTAATACAAATTCCATCCAAACCTTTAGAGTTCACTGCCCCATCCGGGGCTTTTGATTTGAGAGGGTATGAAATTGCACGAGCAGAGTTCTTCGACTCCCAGAACCGCATCAGCGTTACCTTTTCCCACGACAATATCAAATTCAGTACGTTGGCCGTCCGCAAATTGGAAAAGCACCATAATATCGAAATGTTGATACACCCTACCAAGATGCAGATTGCCATACGTCCCTGCACCACGGAAAACCGCAACAAAATGCAGTGGTCAAAGACAAGTAACGGTATCACAGTTCCTCGCCCCATAAGTGGTAATGCCTTCCTTCCCACTCTCTTTGATTTATTTGGTTGGAATGAAGATTGTAAATACCGAATTATCGGAATGCATCGTCAGAAGGAAAACGAAGCCATACTGCTCTTCGACCTGCATGATGTAGAGGTTCTCATGCCACCGGAATCATTCTCACAAAGCGATGATATGACACCTCTCACCTCAACAGGCAGAAACAAAAAGGTACTTGCTTATCCTGCAACATGGGCAAGCAGCTTCGGAAAGAATTATTACATCCATGCTCAAGCAAAAGAAATGGAAACGGAAAGTGACTGGAATGCCCACTTGGAAGGCATCCCATATAAAGAATCTGATTTACAGCTAACCGCTGTTGAAGATATAGAAAAAAACATTCATGAAATCCTTACGGACATGAAACAGGAGGTAATTAATGATAGAAGAACAGATGAATAACGGCTACACAGTAGCCACCGTGGAAGACCCCGTCAAGCAAAGCAGAGAAATTGAGATTATAGAGGATGATGCCTTCAGCTATGAAGGATTCCAAGTTGTCCGTGGTGAGTTCTTTGCACACATATATGAGCCTTCCTTTACCTTCAATGGCAACAAGGTATCCGTTAACACAGCCTGTATCAAAAAACTCCCCGAAACGGAATTTGTACAGATACTTGTTAACCCGGAAGAAAAGAAACTTGCCGTAAGGCCCTGTACAGAGGACGAAAAAGACTCCTTCCGTTGGTGCACCGCCGGAAGCAGGAAACGTGCGCCAAAACAGATAACATGCCGAGTCTTCTTTGCAAAAGTTCTGTCCCTGATGGATTGGAATCCAAACTACCGCTATAAGTTGTTAGGAAAACTGATTCGTTCTAATGGTGAGTTGCTGTTTGTATTTGACCTTACGACTCCTGAAATCTTTATGAAAACACTGAAGGAAGACGGAAAGGTCAAGACCTCCCGCACTCCTACCTATCCGGAAGAATGGAAAAATCAGTTCGGTCTCCCTGTTGAGGAGCATCAGAAATCACTGCAAATCAATATCTTTGACGGTTATGCCGTTTTTGGTATTCAGGATGAATCAAAACAACCACAAACCACCACCGAAGAAAGTGAGGTACAGACTTATGAACAAACAAGCCTCTTTACAACCGATACTAACGCTCGACCTGAAGAAACATCGAATTCGTATCCACAAGCAAACTCTACACCTGCTTGGTGACCCGGAATACATACAACTTCTAGTTAACCCGGATGCCCGTCTTATTGCCATAAGACGGAGTATCCGGAATGACTACCTTGCTCATAAAGTACAACTGACAACCTGTATCTGCTACGAGTTATGTAGTAGAGAACTAATCCAAACATTACAAAAGGTAAACGCCGAATTGGAAACAAAAAAGAGTTACCGCATTTATGGAAAGTTCAATCCAAAAGAATGTATTGCGCACTTTTCCATGGACGATATTGTCCTTATTAACGAATCACAAGAAGAATAGAGGTTTCTATGAATCCCCAATTAAAAATCGACACTGAATTTATGAATTTAACATCTCGTATCAGCGAGAGTGAATATACTGCTTTGGAAGAAAACTTATTTGATACCGGATGCAAGCACCCCATTCATGTATGGGACGGAATTATCATTGATGGTCACAAACGCTATAAAATATGCAAGAAATGGAACATCCCATTTACCATACAGAACCACCACTTTGAGCACCGCTTTGAAGTAATCATATGGATATGTGAAAACAATATCACTACCCCTTCCGATTCCGGGGATGAACTCCGCAAATATCAGATTGGAAAGCACTATGAAGCTTCAAAAGAAAAGTTCCTGTCCACCTATACGGAAAAAAGGATGCCTCGCTTCCACTATAAAATTGCCATTGAGTTATCGGGAACCTACAATGTTGTCCCTAACACTATTTATAAATATGGAGTGTATGCCCGTTGCATTGACAACATTTATCAGAAAGACCCGACCATTGTGGAAAAAATCCTATCCGGGAGCATGAAAATATCCCATGACAATGTTGTGGAACTCTCCCGGTTACCCAAAGACCAGATTCGAAGACTCCATGCCCGATTGAACAAATCTCAGGTTGACCACATAGGCTTTTCGGAAATGCGTCATGAATTACGCTACCGCACACAGACACCGCATAATCCACCAAGGCAACGGAAGGCAACCGAACCACAAGACACCAATGTTGCCATTAAACAAATGCCGGAATACGACCCCGATGCGGAAATCTCAAGCCTAGCACTGACCATTCCGTCATGGATAAGTTCCATACATCGCACCAGAGACAATGCGAACCTGTCTCTTATCTCGGAAACGGCTCAAAAGAAAATAAAAATACAACTTGCCAACCTCTCTACGGCTATCTATGAAATGTTGGCAGCAATTGAGGAGGAAACCTAAATGGAAGAATTATTACAATTTGTCCCGAACGTACACTTCGAGCAGATACCTATAAGAAACTTGGTATCCAATCAGGAATATCAGCGTAATCTTTCCATGAAGCATGTACAGAAGGCAGCCGCCAACTTCGATCCATACCAAATCAATCCGGTCAAGGTCAGCCGAAGAGACGGCATCAATTATGTATTTAATGGGCAGCACACCATAGAGATTATCGCACTCGTTTCCGGTTCCCGTGAGACACCTGTGTGGTGCATGATTTATGACGATTTGGAATATGAACATGAAGCGGACATTTTTGCAAATCAGATGAAGTTCACAAAGCCACTACTCCCATACGAAATCTTCATGGCTAACATTGAAGCCGGAAGCGATAAACAGCTAATCATAAGAGATTTGGTGGAATCCTACGACCTCAGTATTACCCCTTCTGCTGCTCCCGGTGGAATTTGTGCCATAGCTGCCTTAGAGCGTATCTATGACAAATATGGTTTCCACACCCTAGACCGTGTATTACGATTATGCATCGGTACATGGGAGGGAACACCTCATTCCCTCAGTGCCAATATGATGAGCGGTGTGGCCAGACTCATTTACGCTTATGGGGATGAGTTAAAGGACAATATTTTCAAAGAGAAACTCGGCAAATGCTCCGTTAAGGAAATCTCCAGAAATGCGAAAGAACGCAGACCAGGCTCTTTAGGATACGCAGAAGCCTTGCTCCTTGCCTACAACAAGAAGTGCCGTATTCAGTTACGCATGGAGGCTCTGTACACTCATAAGACCCCTAATAAAAAATTGAAGAAAGTTGAAGAGTCGGAAATCGATGACAGTGTTGAAGGACAGATGGATCTCTTCGATTTGGAACAATAAAAATAAGGCTATCCAAACCCCTCATTGGACTATGGATAGCCTTCCCTCTTATGTATCATCTGAAATTAAAAATCTGTACAAATACATATACCATAACTATTAAACTGCGCTTCTTTAACGTTTCCCTCAATCAGTTCTTTATCGTATAATTTACAAAAAGTTCCAATAGCTTCCTCTAACGATTCTGCATAGCATAAAGCAACATCATCTGTAAATCGATGACAATCACCATTTTGTAAATATCCGTCCATAGTATTAGGTTTTGCATATACATACAATTTCATATTTACTGATTCCTCCTTCACGTTTTCAGACCTCTTGCCACTACTTGAACACAACTTTATACGTCTGTGCCGATATACATAAATCTTTAAGCGAGCCTTTTCTAATCGACAATTTACCGGACATTGTAGACTTGTCAAAATCGTATACACGATAGAGATAATACTGCTCTGGATGTTCTTCACTCATTTTTAATTCATTAGCAGTAATAAATATACTCGCATCTTCTGCTCCGGATGTGGTTTTAACTTCGATATATATTTCATGTCCGTTTTTATCATAAGACAAAATATCATATCCCAAGCCATCGCCATCTAATTTTGCAACCTTTCGCACTTGCTTCTTCTTAGATAATTTGTACTTCTTTACCTGTACCCGTTCATATTGGTATACGAACTCCTCGCCTGCATCTCCTATATCTTTCTGTTTTTTTGCTTCTTCTATGTAGTCCACATGGGAAGCCTTCAGCGTTATTGCCTTTTCCTTTGCCTTCAGTGTGAATTTCTTTACTGCCACTTCTTTTTCAGTTTCTAAAATTTCTGGTACTGTGAAATATCGTGCGGAATATACTATGTCCTGAACCAACAAATGATATTCCGGGTCATAGTATTCCTTTCTCCTTGCTTCATACATATTCAGCAATTCGTCATCCTGTTTCACACGCTTCAGTATCATGTCACACATACTCTCGAACATAAATACTAAATCAATATTTCCTTTGGGTGGTAATTCAGCATAATCAATAATTTCTGCAAAATCGACAAACATCCCATATTTATATAAATAATATTTTTCAGGATATCGCATATTTAGATAAACCATTATTGCCCTATCATCCTGATACCCTTTACTAATGGCTCCCTCTCGATGTTCCTCAATAATTTCATCAATACCCGCCTTGAACGCTTCCATTCGCATTTTAATATCTGCGGACAAATCATACAGATTTCTAAATAAATTCCTAACCTTTTCCGGTTCTTTCTTAGCCGACCATAGAATCATTCTACGTGGGAAATAACTACCTGAATCCATAAGATTAGATGTTTTCTTTAAAGATTCTTCTAACATCCCTGCAAAATCTTCAGCCTCTATATTCCAATTTTCCTGAAAGTGCTTTACTGCTTTCCACTTATATATCTCGTGTTGCTCTATCTTCCCATAATTGTTTTTATAGAAATCATAAATCGCATCAAACATCTGATAATTCATACAGCACCTCTTCCTTCCGCAAGTCGCATCAACTGTAAGCAACAAATCTATTATATCATATCAATGCATATATTAAAACGTACTTAATGATTAGCATGTTATTACTTCATCCGCTCTGGTGATAGTTAATCGGCCACCTTCGCACTTAACCTCAATGGGAACATTGATATCAAATCCCAACTCTTCCAACCACTTTCCTTTGAGTGTGATGGTCGGTGTTGGTTCGTGCCGATAACCACCTTGCTCGTAAACCTTCAAATTCCTGTATTCTTTATATGCCATGTGCAAACTCCTTTCTTTTGCCAGAATTTATGCCTTATGCGAAAATGTATTTCTTTTGCCAAA